CGGATTGAGAAGGTGGAACAATTTGAAGACAAGCTTTTCCAAATTTACAAATCATAAAAAAAAACGTAAGCCATTGTTTTAAAACAAAAAAATATTGCACTTTTTTGTTTACATTTGCGCGTTTTTAGTATATAATAGATCTATAAAATGGAAAAGGAAAGAGGAGCCTAATCATGTTTTTAAAGAATCTTACAAAGTTGGAAGAAACCCTTTGGAAAAGCCACGTTGAGTTTGTTGGTGTTGATCACGATATGGCTGAAATGTATGCCGAAGATCGTAACGATGTCATCGAAGCTAAGTATCGTTTCAACAAAGGTCATATGGGTTCGCTTCGTAGCTTTATCGATCGTATGGATACACATCCACGCGAAGGTGTAGTAATGGCTTTCGCTGCTGATCTTGGTGAAGATTGGGTTCTTGAAAATCTTGGTTATGAGGTACAATAAAATGGGAATGTCAAATTACGTAATGGATCTCGAAGATCAGTTCATTGAACAAGCAGAAAAGCGAATTCGCGGCTGTGATAATTGGGGCGAACTAGGAGACAGTTTGCTTCGTGATGGTTGTTTTAATCTCATCCCTCACATGGACGATTACCAAAAAGCAGAGTTTGTTGAAGAGCTTTGGAATGAATTTTGGTCAGAGTATGCATAAAAAAAATGCAATTAAATGCATTTTATGGTGTACATTTGCCAAAAACTGTGGTAGAATAGATCTAGAATTAAAAAAGCTGAGGAGCTAAGAATGTCAAATATTGTTATTACTAAAAATTCTACATATGATGAGCGTATGCAAGCTATTCGCGAGTCTGCTGAAAGATTTGCTAAGATCAAAGCACGTCGTGCTCGGTTGGCAGCATCTGCAGCTCGTGTTCGTAAATACGTTGATGAAGTAGATAAACCTGAGCGTAAAAAGTTCGATGATATGATTTCTAAGATGGATGAAAATCATAATCATTATCAGGATGCACCTCAATATGCGGAGAAATATTATGGCGAAAAAATGCGTGATACTATTGCTATGGACAATGATTGGGACTAATGCGTATGCTGAATCCAGTTGCCATTATTATCGTCATGATGAAATTGAGAACAGTCAGGTAATTCATTCTCGCACAGAATATACGTGCAAAAATGGTATACCAGAACCTGTACGACCGGTTAAGATAAGAGATGATTTCCAACCGGTCGGCGATGGATTTAATAAAATCATCTCAACATTATTTAGTATGGGTTTATTATGATTAGATTTATATTAGGAGTGATGGCAGGTATTGCTATCGTAATCTATCAGCCAGAAATTATGACTTGGTTCATCGATTCTGGAATGCGTGATGATATTGTCACAAAATTAAATGGAGTATAAAATGAAACGATTAGCCTTGATCCCCTTTGCTGTGTTGGTTGCAGCATGTGATAAGACACCGCCAGAAATCTCTATGTCCAAACAAATGTTTGAATATAAATCTGCACAAGTTGAAAATCAAATTGATACTATGCCTGGCTGGTATACTAACATTCCATCAGAAGAAGATGCAGTCTATGCAGTTGGTACTGCAGTAACTCCAGATTTGCAGCTAGCAGTAGACATTGCAGTACTATCTGCTAAGACTACTCTCGCCGATCGAGTGGACAGCCGGATACGGTCTCAAATGAAGCTGTTTAAGTCTAAAGTTGGTGCAACTGATTTTGATGCTACCGTTCAAAATAACTTTGAACAAGTAACTCGTAACTTGATTGCTGATGCTGATGTTGCTGGTTACTCTGTCAAAGAACAGCAGATTGTTCAGAACGGCACTCAGTATCGTGCTTATGTCTTACTCGAGTATAAGAATGCTACAGCTAATGCTGTTATTAAAACTCGTATTAGTAAGAACCAGTACTTACTTGAAAAGCTTCGTGAAACAAAAGCCTTTAAAGAGCTTGACGATAATGTAGCTGCACAAAAAGCAGATGAACTTGCTGAAGCAAAAGTGCTTGTCGATGCAATTAATGGTGTACAATCGGAAGAAAATGTGGTAGAATAGTAACAATGGAAAATTTGTCTAGTGATCGTATGATGGCAGTTCGTGTATTTCAAGGTGAGCTTGAACGTATGAAACTTATTTCAGATGGTAATTACGATGCCACTCAGAAAATCATTAGGCAATACCTCCAAGAACGAATTAACGATATGACTCGGAAGGGACACAATCCAAGATGACTATGCACCTTGTTCGTGGTATGACGAGCCTTAACACCCGCAAACGTAAGGCTCGTAAGAAGTCGGCAGCTATACTCGCAGCCGAAGCAGAAAACAAAAAGCTGCTTCAAAAACTCGGCTATAACTCCTCAGCTAAGTGGCGCGGTGAGCTGCCGACTTATACTGTCTCAGAAACAGTACCAACAAGTGACAAAATCATGCCTATTGCCGGCAAACGTAAAGCTGCTATGCAATACACTGGTGACGAGCTACTTGGTATCGGTGTACTGCATAAATCTAACAGTGTACCTGTCCGTAAGGATAGCAATGATGCCACAGAGATCGCCAGAATGAGGAGGGGATAATCTATACATCACATGCTCATGAATGCACACCAGAAGGTGTTTCAGAAAAAAGCCAATTTCAAAAAGGCCCTCGTGTACACATCCGCGCGCGCGAGCGTAACTTTCATTTCAATGCAAAATTAAATGCATTAAAGTGCGTTTTATGGTGTACATTTACTGAAAACTGTGGTAGAATAGATCTAGAATTAAAAAAGAGGAGTAATTCATGGCTATGAGTAAACGTAAAACTAAAAATAAAGCCCGAGCTCGTACCGGTTTAGCTGGTGCACCTATTGACAAGGGCTTCGATGCTGTTAAATATTACTTTCATATTGAAATTGATCGTAAAGATCTTATTAGCACGCTTAAGTCTTATGTAAAAGCAAACGTTGATTATAAAAATCAAAAGTTTGTGTTTGCAAATCCTGACTATAAGTTTTATATCTTTACTCACTATTGTGCTACTGCTTTTTGGATCAGTACTGGACTTAAGCTCGATGAAAAATCAAGTAAGTATGCTGAAGGTCTATACAAGTATGTGATGGATCTTGTCGAGTCAGGCAAAGCCATCTATTTCGAAAAGCAAGCTAAGTTGAAAGATTCTGCTAACGTAGTAACTCTTTCACCAATGCAACGTCTGCAAAAGAAGATTAGTAATACTATTATGCAAGATCTTCTTGACCTTGAAGATGCTTGGATGGATGGTGAAAAAGCAGAGATTGACATCTATCAAGAATTTAAAAGACATGGATTACCTGCATCGGCCGCAAAGCCTGTGCGGGAAGTAATTGAAGGCTGGTTGGTTGATTATGAAGATGCGTATCTTAAGCGCTGCGATGATGCAGTGGAAGGTTATGCCCATTTGAAAAGACCAGAACTCAATCGGAGAGTGAAAGCTTGCAAAGAAATGCTAGCTGACCTAGATCGTCTCCGTTCTGCTGCTAAAGCAACTCGTGCAACGCGAGTTAAGCAACCAAAGGCAGCAGATAAACAGGTAGCTCGAGTCCAGTACAAAAAAGAAGATACTGAATTTAAGCTTGTATCGATACCACCGATCAAATTGGTCGGTGGTACTCGACTCTTCGTATTCAACACGAAAACTCGTGCGATTACGGAGTACTTAACACAAGATGTCAAGGGATTTGAAATATCTGGTACATCTATCAAGAACTTTGATAAAGTCAATAGTAGAACTACAAGGTTAAGAAAGCCAAATGAATTTCTGCCTATAGTTCAAAGTAAAACTCCAAACCAAATTGCTAGTGCATGGAGTAGCTTGACTACTAAAACCACAGTGCCTAATGGCAGGCTTAACAAAGACACAATCTTACTAAGGGTATTAGATAAATGACCGTTGAGTCTAACTTTAATAATAAAAAGAAATTTTCAAAGCTAGTTGAAGATACAGTTCTAGCTATGAACATTTCATATATGGAAGCAATTATTCATATATGCGATGAAAACGATGTAGAATATGAAGACACTCGAAAGTTTATTTCTCAAGCAGTAAAAGATAAGCTTGAGGCAGAAGCAATGAATCTTAATTTTCTACCAAAAACTAATTCATTGGACTCTGCATTTTTTGAGTAAGATGAATATATATAATTTTACATTACAGTCATACTGTGTTATAATAAACATACAAACATACATTGCAAATATAAGGAAAATACAATGTCATTTGAAGCACTTAAGCGCCAACGCGGCGCAGATATTTCTAAACTCGTTCAATCAGCAGAGGCCGTAGGTGCCGCTGGTGGTGAAAAGAAAAATTATGATGATGAACGCGTTTGGAAACCAACCGTAGACAAAGCAGGGAATGGATATGCCGTCCTTAGATTCCTACCAGCAGGTGAAGGATCAGACTTACCGTGGGTCAGATATTGGGACCACGGATTCAAAGGACCAACCGGTCTTTGGTATATCGAAAACAGCCTTACATCTATTGGTCAACCTGATCCAGTCGGCGAACTCAATTCACGACTCTGGAACTCAGGACACGAAGAAGATAAAGAAACTGCACGGAAACAAAAGCGCCGACTCCACTATGTAGTCAATGCTCTTGTTGTAGAAGATCCATCTGCACCTCAAAATGAAGGTCGTGTAGTACTCTACAAATTCGGTAAGAAGATCTTTGATAAAATCATGGATGTTATGCAACCATCTTTTGCAGATGAAAAAGCAATTAATCCATTTGATTTCTGGGAAGGTGCAAACTTTAAACTTAAGATTCGTCAAGTTGAAGGTTATCGCAACTATGATAAGTCTGAGTTTGCAAGTGGAACTGCTCTTTATGAGTCAGATGAATCAAAGCTCGAAGGTGTGTATAACCAACTGCACTCTTTAAGCGAGTTCACTGATCCTAAAAACTATAAGACCTATGATGAGTTGAAAACTAAGCTAGCTCGAGTTCTAGGTGAAGAAGTTTCTATGGGTGCACCAACCATGAAACAAGAAATGCAAATGAATGCTCCGGCTCCTCAGCCTGAATATTCTGTTGCAGAACCAATGACTGCCGCAGCAGTCAATATGGATAATGACGAAGATACCATGTCTTATTTCGCTAAGCTAGCAAACGAAGACTAAAATATAACTGCTTCAGTGTCGTTAGTGTTAAGGCTAGGACTACCTGCATAAGCAGAAGCATTAGTAGTTCTTACACTTTTATCACTAGCATCCGTAACATTAACAGGGGCTCCTCCGCTAGAAGCAGATGGGGCCCCTGCTTTTAAAGCATTTGAAATATCTTGATTTATTCTTTCAAGATTAGTTCCAATTTTACTAGTAAATTCCTGCAGAGACATGCCCATTTGATCAGCTCTTGCTTTAAGACCTTCATAGTCTTTTCCTAATTGAGCTCTTAATTGCTTTTCTTGTACTTCAGGAGAAAGATATGAGCTAGTCATATTTTGCATTCGGCCGTACTCTGCAATCTTTGCTCTTTCAGTCAAAAAGTCTGAGATCTTATCTGCTGTAACTTGTGCTGTTTTTTCTGCAGCCTCTTTCATTTCAGTACCGTCGAAGTCACTCGATGATTCATCGGGCATAAATGGTATTGGACCACGTTCTTTTCGATTTTCTGCAGCCATAAAGTTTTGACGGAATTTTCTAAGCTCGTCTAATTCAGGCTTTAACTTCTCGAGTCTTTGTCTATCTTCATCGCTAAAGTTTTCTCTATCAGTTAAAGCTTTTTTAGCTAGTGCATTTATTTCACTTTGTACTGTATCTTCCCGTGCTGCTTGTTCTGGATTTGCTGTTCTGTATGCAGACATTTCTTCAGTAGTAGTAATAAGAGGGTCGAATATTTTATCTAAATAGCTTTTAGATTGTTCAATTATACTTGTTATGCTTGCTGATATTCTTTCTCCTAAGAGATCTACTTCTCTTTTAAATTCTGGATCTGTTTCATATTTTTTAAGAAGCCTAGCTGTTTCTAATCCAGCAGATCCTAAGAAAGCAACAATAGCTCCTGCAGGTCCACCTACAAGGAAACCACCAGCAGTTGCAGCACCGATATTTAATCCACTTCTTACTGTTTCACCAGCAAGTTCATTCATGTCTTTATCATCATATGCTGCTGCTACTTGTTTTCCTACTTCTTCGCTGTATCGATTTACTGCTCCTATAAATGCACCGGCAATCATACCCGCTGGACC